AACTGCCAAGCCATAATTACAATGTAATGCCTCTTTTTTCGGCTGCCTCCATTAGCCAACCTTTTGATTGCTCATCTAATATATTTCCTTCTTCACAAATTTCTATAACACAACGAGCTAATTTTTTAAAAGCTTCATCTGAAATATCCTCGTACATAGCAACCCATTGCATTGTACCTTTTAGTTTACCTGCTTGTTCAGCGTATTTGGTTGATAAATTGTATGCCATAACTTATTTAAAAATTGAAAGATTATCTAAAGCTTCTTTTGTACCTTCAAATCCTGGGATTTCTTTAGGTTCATCTACTGTATTACCTAATTCAATATCTTCAAATTTGATTTTGGTAGTAAGTTTATTACCTAACATATCAAAATCATACAACATCAATCCTTGTTTTGTAATTGAATGCACATTCATACTTTTTCCAAACAAACTTAATTCACGGACTGCAGCTGATGACCATGATTCTTCACCTTTAGGGGAAAATTCAAATACTTTTTTACCTTTCCATCCACCTAAATTAACAGTGAACTCAAATTTTTCTGTAGCTGATTCAAAATGTTTTTTCATAACTTTTATTTAAAATGGTAAATCATCATTTTCTTGAGGGGTAAATATACGAACGATTTCCCCGTTTTCAAAATCTTCTTTGGCAATTTCTTGAAGGAGCTCTTGCTCTACTTCGTAACGATCTGCTTGAACTTCAATGTCTAAATACATAACCTTAATTATCTTTACGCCGTAAATATACGAAGCCCCTTTCGGGGCTCCAAACTTTTCACACGATTATGTGTTTTTTACTTGGTAAGAGGGTTACCCATTAGAGTTTTAGTGTGTTTTTCACCTCCAATATAACGTGAATAAGTCCCATCATCATTCATTTGAATGTTTTTACCTTGCATTACACGTTGAATAGTTTCTTTATCAGTAACTATAGGCACACCTTTTGACATTAAAATATCTTTTAATTTACCTGATACTTCAACATAATGACCTGGTTCTTTAAGCATAAGAGCTGTGATGTTAACTGCAGCTGATTTAGCTGGGCCTGAGTTATCGTGACCCATTCCAACGGATTTATTACCAGCATCTTTATTTTTAGTAATTTTTACAGCATCGAATTCAGGATCATCATCTAAATCGATAACCATATAATTTGCATCTCTTTCACTACTCATAACATCTTGAGGTGATTTATAATTAGGATTACCACCTATAGGGGAGTATGCTGTATTAATTAAATCGAAGATTTCTTCAGCGAATTCTTCTTTTTCATCATCAGTAAGATTAATCCATTTGTTTTTATCAAAACCTTCTTCTTCTCTAAGATATTGTTTTTTAAACCAACCGTGTAAATTAAAGCTCATGAGCAATTTTGTTTATAAATATGTCAAATGGTACTCTATGTCCCATTCCATCTACACGATCTATTTTAATTTTTGGATGTTGGTTCATTATATGGTCTTTTAACCATTCTAAAGTTCTATCAGGATCAATAACAGTATCCTCATTTCCTAAAATAATTCTAGCATTTTGACAAACCTGATGATGAATAAATTCAGGATAATTAGGTTCAAAACTTCTACTATGGAATGCTGGGTTAAAAGCAATAACTGGAATTTTGTAAAGAGCACCTAACATATAAGCACTATAACCACCCATACTACTACCAATGATAAGATCAGGTTTTAGATCTTCTACTTTATTAATTAAAAAGCTAAAAATATCTTTTCGACTATAATCCATAGCAGGAGCATGGACATAACATTTATTTGCTAAAAAATCGACTTTGTCTCCACCTTGTGGGCTTTCGAGACCGTGAAGATATAATACTCGCTTTTTCATAACTCTCATTTACGGTGTAAATGTACGAAGACCCTTTCGGGTCTCCAAATTTTTAATAAGTTTTAGTTAAATCGTCTCCTTCGTTTCTTCGTTTTTTACGAATTGTGTTTTTTCTCCATGTTGAAATAGATGGGTCTTTTAGCATAGCATCTTCTTTTGCTCTTAATTCTTCTTCACTTAATTTACCATCTTTATTTAAATCGAATTCGTCGTATTCTTCTTTTAATTCTTTTTTTTTTACTTCAATAGGTTCTTCTTCCCATTCTTCAGGTAATTCTGGTTCAGGGAATTGGTTTCTAAAGTCTTGCATCTCTTCTTCAGTCCACATTCCACCATCCTCATCTTCTTCTTTAATTACTTTTTCCCCATAAAGATTAGACTTATATTTTTTTCTAATTTGCTCGAAAGCAAAATTAGCGGCAATTACAAGAGCAATTGCTAAAGGATCAAATACAAAAATAATAGTTAAAAGTAAGATATTAATAATCTTATCCATTGGAATACCAGTCAAACCTGAGAGATATTTAAGTGGGCCTAACTCACCTGCTAGATCATTACCTGTTTGGATTTCTACTATTTCAGTCTCATAATCAAATAATTGAGTATTTAAACCATCTATTTTAGTATTTAGTTCAGTTTGTCTTTCAATTGCTTGATCTAATTGTCTTTCTAATGCTTTACGAGTTGAACTAGAGGTTGTTGTTATAATCTCACCGGTTTCTCTGTCTTTATACTGTATAACATTATTTGCTAAGCCAGCTTGCAAATCAGCTACTGCCCCGTTAATGGTGCTTTTTTCCGCATTATATACCGCTAACTGGTCCCTAACATTATCTCGTTTAGTTTCTACTAAAGCAATTTGGGCATCAATATTACCTGCTTTATTAGCTGTTTCTTGATAAGCTGCTGATAAGAAACCATAAATACCCATACTAGTAATTAATACTAAAACAATAGTTGCTGTAGTTAGATAAATTTTTAATCCCCGAGGTAAAGTTTTACGGTATTGGTAAAGTAAAGAAGCAATTACTAATTTGGCTACTTCTAAAGATGCTGCCATAATAATAACAGCAAAAGCTGCTCCAGCAAAGAGTTTGCTAAGGCCGCTAACTGAATAGAAAGCGGCCGAAGCAGACACTGACAGGGCAGAGGTTGCGATTATAAAGGGGAATATCCTTTCTTGTATTTTTTTTAACATTTTACTTATCTTTTTCTGTGGCATACTTAACACCCATAATAGTACCAATAATACTAAAAGAGTTAGTCAAAAGTATACCAAACAAATTTGACCAAGTAGACTCCAATATAGGATTCTCTCTTCCAGCAACCAAGGTAAAGGCAAAAAGAAGTGTAGTAATCACACCTACTCCTAAAATTACCCACAAAGCTACAGTAACAATTTTTCCTATAAGTTCAAATTGGGTTTTTTTCTGCATTAATTCTAAATCTTCTAATGCTTTGCCCATCCCCTGTTGTGCTTCATCTCTAAGTTTTTCGGCTTCTGCTTTAGCTAACATAGCTTCTTCTGCAGATTTACTAGCTTCATCTAGGGCTCTAGAAAGTTGTTTATTTACTCTATCATTTTCTTTAGCAGCGGATTCAAGTTCTTTATTTTGTTGTTGAACTTGTTTAGTTACCTCTAGTCGTTTTTTACGGGTAGAAATATCTTTTTCTTTACAGAATTTAAGGTATTCCTCAAACTCTTTATCACCTTTAGGGGCTTTAAGAATTTTAAGGAAACTACCTTCTACATAGATTTTTCTTTTTTTAGCAACCTCTAGTAGAACATTCCTAGTATGTTCTGTTACTTCGACCATTATCTATAAATTTTAAATGGAGCTGATTTTGATTTATAAGCATCATAATCTTCCATAAACTCTTCTAATCTAGGTTCAATATCATCTGATTTAATAATCCAAAATTGAGCACCTACTTTTTTAGCTCTTTCTATTTCTTCATTATCTTCTGAGGATGAGATAATACCTATTACACAGTTATCACCATATTCAAAGTTAATTTTTCTAATCATTTCGATTCCATCAAAAGAGGAACCTATGATATTTAAATCAACAAAGACACACTCAGGACGTTCATGGTCTGGATCATCTGGAAACCATTTTTTAAAAAGTTTATCGGCTTTATCAGAGCTATCTAAAGCTTCGAATGATAAAGCCATATCCAAAATTGAACATGCATCCTCAAATACTAGATGAAATAGGTTTTCATCATCTATTAACATTAATGTGTTAATCATCTTAAATTTTTATTTTTATTTTAGTACCTTGTTTTTGTTTTTCCGCCCAAACAGAAAAACCATGTTCCTTAAGAATTGAAATACAAATATTCAACCCTAAACCAGTTCCTGATTCTTTCTGTCCTTCTTTTCTTACATATGGTTTAGATAATTCAATAAACTCATTCATTGTTAACCCACGCCCATTGTCCTCTATACATATATGACTTCCATTATGGTAATTCCCCTCATGATATATTTTTACCCATTTAGTTGGGGAATCATTGTATTTAAGACCATTACGAATTAAATTATCTATAGCAGTACAGAATAATGGTTCATTTACTATAAGTTGTGTAGGGAGATTATTATCTAAAATAACTTGGTTATTATAAGCTGTAAGTTTTAAATAGTCTTTTAAAATTTCTTTTATATTACACTCAGTTTTAGACATTTGAGCGTTTTCCTTAAATAAATTAGTAAATTCATATACACCTGAATATACTTTTCTGGCATGGTGTAGTCCGTCTTCTATTAATTTTAAAGGAGAGGAAATTTTAAGTTCTTTAATTTGCTCGTCTGTTAATCTTCTTTTTAAAGATTTAATACCTCTAGGAATGTAAGTATTAATCCCAGAGTGCATATCATGTCTAATAATTTTAGCTGCGTGTTCTAGGTAAACGTTTTTGTCTCCTAATTCTTTACGAATTTTAGCTTTATTTACTAAAAATTCTTGTACTACTTTAAAAAATGGAGGCATAAAGAATACAACACAACCCCAACCAAATTTAGCTAATTCTAAAGAGGGTTCGCATAACCCGAATACAATACAAGTTTGTACTGTAAAAAAGGTTAACATAATAATGCCCGCAATTGCTAAGGAAATTTTGGCATTAAGTGATATGCCATCTAAAGCACTCATTTTTTATAATTCGGATTTTTTAAATCCGCATTTACCGAAGAACCATTTAGAAGGACAAAAACCTGTCCATACTCCAACGTTCAACATAAATGTTACAAAAATTACTATACCCCAAGACTGTGTAAAATATCCTATAAGTAATACAAGTGACATTAAAAGATACACCATACGTGTATCAGTAATACTGTTTAATAATTGTTTCATACCCTATCGCCTTTATGTTTATCGATTTTATCTAAAATAATGTTTAATAACTCATTTTTGATAAAACCTGCCATAGAAGCGTTCTTAAGAGCAGACATTAATTGAAAAACTATAAATGGGGTAATAACTGTTTCACTTAACCAACTTGTACCCGCAAAACCTTTTTCAATCATTAATATAGCTGTAAGGATTATTTCCCAAGTTACTAATGATTTTAATACTTTAAGAGCTTTATATGTTTTGAATCCTTCCCTTTTAACTCCAGCTATAACACCGAAAAATCCATCTAACAATAATACAGCTGCTACAGCCAAAAACTGTTCAGCATTCTCCATTGTTAATTCCATAAAATAGGAACAAATAAATCCTATTGATGCTGCTCCAGCTACTGTTACTTTCATGTATGTCGATTTGATCATCTTTAGTGTAGGGTTATAGTTTGTATAAAAGCAACTTTAATACGAATCCATAATCTTTGTTTCCAAGATAATGATTTAAATTCTTCTGTTTTATAAATATCTTCTAACTCTTTCATTACAAACTTACTAGCATGTCCATCAACTCTTGTTGTGGGAACATATCTACTTTATCTTTTCTTGTATTAGTGTGAGTCCAAAGGCCTTTTACTCTTCCGTAATAAGCATCTTCGTTCCATTCAAAGGCATCTGCACCTTTTTCTTTAATTAAAGCAGGTAAACCGGCTCTAACATCAATATTATCTCTTTCAGCAATCCATAAAATCCACTTATGTAAAGCTTCAATTTGAGCATCTGAGTAACGATGCCATAATTTGTGTCCTCTAAATTCTTTTGATAATTCTACAATCTGTGAATCTGCGACTGTAGTACCTGCATAGGTTTTACCATTTACAACATAACCAAAATTACATACTTCAATACCAACTGAATTTACATGCATTTTTTGGGAACCATTTTTACCTAAATGCCAACCATAATCTCCATGTGGGAATGCTTGTACCATTTCTCCATCGTACTTATCATCATTTCCTTTTACGGAAGGACCTCCTAATACGAATTCTGTAGCTACTGCACCTCTTGAATCTCTACCCCAATTATCAATTGTTTTGTATGGGTTGTGCCAACCTGCTGTGTGGTGTAAAAATAACCATTCAGCATTGATAGGACCTTGTTTATATTCACCTACTGGAAGGAAGTGTCTATGGATTACTAAACCGTTATCTGTGGTATAAACTTTTTCAGAAGCATCTGTAGTAGCTAATCCCATTGCATCCCATGTAGCAGGACCTACAATACCATCGGCAACTAAACCGTTATTAGCTTGCCATTTTTGAACTACAGCTTTAGTACCCATTCCAAAGATACCATCTGCATCAATTTCTAGAAACTCTTGTAGTTCTTTAACTTCTTTACCTCGTGAACCTACTTTCAGTAACATAATTATTCTCCTTTTTTCGTAAATATTTTTGTAATACCATCAATACCAAATGAACCCAATGTGATAATCACAAAAGAATTAAATACAGTATCGGTAATTACTAATTCCTTACCTAAAATACCTGTGATTACGTCTGCGGCAGCAAAAAGTACCATCACAGCGAATGAAGCAAATCCAACGATATTTTTTTCGTTTAGATCATTACTGTCTTTGAATATATCTCTAAATGCCATAATTTTGTTTTTAATAAAATTCATCAGGGAAACTATTAGGTGGAACGTTTTATTATAAATACAAAAAAAGGGATGCTATTGCATCCCCTTTTCTAGAAAACATATATTTTTTTCTTACTTACTTAGTAAACCTTTTACCCAAGATTTTAATAGATCCCAATTTCGCGTGGCAAACACACCAAATGCGAATCCTGCGTAAATTTTGTAGCCAAAAGCCCAAAGTACTAGACCTACAATAAGACCTAAAACTCCTTCAATTCCATTACCTACAATCCAAGCTTTAACTGAATTGTAAAGTTTTTTAATTAAACTAATTTTTTCAACTACTTCTACTTTAACGGTTTTTTTACGTGCCATAATTTATATTAATTTGGTTAATGCGATTATAAATATAGTTACCCGTCGCAAGATACACAATCTACAGTTCTTGAACCGAGATCACCTTTAATTACTGAATCAGTGCGTAAGTAATATAATGTTTTTACTCCTAATTTCCATGCTTCCATATGTACCTGGTTAATCCATTTTGGTGAATCAGTAGGGGCAAATGCTAAATTAAGTGATTGGGTTTGATCAATATATTTTTGTCTAACTGCTGCTTGTTGTACTAATCCTAACTGATTAATTTCAGCAAAAGTTAAAAATACTTCTTTTTCCTCTTCACTTAATACTTCATGGGGAAGATTTATTACAGAACCCCCATCAGCAAGAATTTGATCCCATACTTTATTAGTGTTATGTCCTTTTTCAATTAGAATTTTTTCTAATTCAGGATTTTTAACAATAAAAGTACCTTTAGCACCATTAAACGTGTAAATATTAGCTGGTTGTGGTTCAATTCCTGCTGAACAAGAATTAATTCTAGAATTTGATACAGTAGGAGCAATAGCTAATAAGTGTGTATTTCTCATACCTGTACCTCTACACCAAAGTGGCTCACCATATTCTTCGGCTAATTTACGTGATGCTGCTTCTGCTTTATTTTTAATATCACTAAAAATTGTATGGGTCCAAGCTGTAGATGAAATGGAATTAAATGGTAATCCTTTTTGCTGTAAGAATGTATGCCAACCCATTACACCTAAACCTAATGCTCTACCTTTTTTAGCATGTCTGTGAGTACGAATCATTGATTCTTTACCATTAGTTTTTTCAATGAATTCTTCCATTACACCATCAAGAAAATAGATTGCAGTTTCAACTACATCTGTATTTTTCCATTCATCATACTTAGCTAGGTTAAGTGAAGATAAACAACAAATAAAACTGTGTTCTTCGTCTGTGTGAAGTGTAATTTCTGTACAAATATTAGTCATACTTACATCAAGATTATTCATCATGTAAGCTAAAGGATTTGCTTTATTAACATTATCCTTAAACATAATATACGGTTCTCCAGTTTCTACACGCGATTTAAGAATCTCAAGCCATAACTTCATTGCCTCAGGATCTCTATCGTTTAATCTACGCATAAATGCATCATCAACAACAGCACATTGGTGTAGGTTTAAACATTGTCTATTTGGATCCCCCTTAGGTCTACGAATTTGCATAAATTCTTCAATATCAGGGTGATTAATATCTAAGTTTACTGATGCTGCACCACGTCTTACTGAACCTTGATTAGTTGCAATAATAGTTGAGTCATAAATTTTAGCCCAAGGTACTACTCCTTCTGATTTGCCGTTTCCTCTAATTGGTTCTCCTCTACCGCGAATTTTTGATAAAGAGATACCAACTCCCCCGCCATAGGACGTGAGTCGCATAAGTTCAGCATTTGTAAGACCAATTCCCCTAACAGAATCGGGGGTATCAATGCCAAAGCAAGAAATAGGCAAACCACGATCGGTCCCAGTATTACTAAGAACAGGACTTGCCAAACCAATCCATCCATTCCAAATATATTTATAAAATTTATTCTCTAAATCTGGGCGGTTTAACCTCATAGCAATAGCATGAGCAACTCTTCTATATGCTTTTTTAGGTGTTTCACCAGGTAAAAGATATCCTTTTGAAATAGTTGATAAAGCTACTTCATCAAAAAATTCAGGGTAATCTTTACCTCTTTCCCATTGTTTGTAATCTGCTATTAAATTGTTATCCATAATTAAAAAATGCTTTCATCCCACTCCATGTGGCCTTTTGAATAATTTGTTACTCTATTTGCAAAAAAGTCTGTGTGTTGTTTACCTGCTGATAAATGATCAAACCATTTCATTCTTCCTACAGCATTCATATCAACATTATCAATAATAGCTTTATAACCTAAATCTGATAATTTAGTATTTACTCTGTTTTTAATAAAATGAATTAAATCATTTTTATTACAACCTTCTAAATCTCCTAATTCATATACTTTATTAATAAAATCAAGTTCAAGTTGTAAAGAAAGCAATGCTGCTTCATTTATTGCTGCTTCAAGTTCCGGTGTTTTAAGTTCCGGATTTTCTTCAATAAGCGTTCTAAATAACCAACATCCTGCTTCTGAATGCATTGATTCGTCTCTAATACTCCATTCAACAATTTGACCCACTCCTTTAAGCTTGTTTCGCATCTTAAAAGATAAGAGAACGGCAAAGGATGAGAATAAGTTAACTCCCTCGGTAAATGCGGAGAATATGGCAAGGGACTTAGCAATTTCATGCCAATCCTTCTCACCATTGAAACTATCCCTAACAGACATAAGGTTTTCAATTTTAGCCATTGTAGTTTCGTCTTCGAGAAATTCTGAGAAGTCATCAAGTCCAAGTTCTTCATTTAATAGTGAATATGCTTCAGCGTGGATTGTTTCAAATGCGCCAAAAGTTGTAGCCATCATTATAACTTCTGGTTTTCTAAACCATTTGGTTACTAATCCTGACCAATAATCATTAACAACTGTTTCTGTTTGAGCAAATCCTTTAAGGATAGACCCAATAATATTTTTTTCGGTTTCAGTTAAATTCTGTTTCCAGTCATTAACATCACTCATCATAGGCACTTCGGTATGTAACCAGTGTGCTTGTTGTTGTTTCATCCAATAGTCATGTGCTTTTGGATATTCAAAAGGTTTGTAAACAATACGTTCTTGCAGTAAAGATTTTTTCTTTGCCATTTAATTTTTGTTGTAAAAAGTTAGGAATTTAGTTCGAAAAACTTGTTTTTTAACATTTGTTTATCAAACGTATCAAAATTATCATAACTATTAGAGTTAGGATTAGTAGTTTCAGCTTCGAACTCTTCATCTGGATCGTAATCATGAACTTCGAAATGGCCTGTAGATGTATCGGCTTTTACACCAAACGTTAAACCATCCATTCCGTATCTGTTCTTCATAATATGAAATCTACCTGTTCCGTTAACTTTATCTTTTCGTTTTCTTGAGAGGGAAATACATACATCAGTGATCATAATTTTATCATACGACCCTGCAGCTTTATCTCCTTCTACAATATCATCTTTTGCGCCTGCACGGTTTACTTGGGAAACACTCCAAACAGGAATATTTAATTCTCGAGCAAGCCCTTTAGTGCTTGTATAAATATCATCAATTTCTCCTTTACGGTCTGCAGTACGCTTTCTTGTTGAAAGAAGATCAACATAATCAATAATTACTAAATCAGGCTTCATACCTAAGTCAGTTATTTTTTTAATATGTGATTCAACTGTGTTAATTGTTGCTTTACCTGTAGGGAATTCTTTAATAATTAATTCACCAGGTAATTCAGGAACAATTTCTTCAATTTTACTTCGGTTTTGAGTAATTTTATCTACTGGGATTTTAGCAAAGAAAGCATCATATCTACGACCTACATATGCTTCTCCTAATTCTAAAGTATAATGTACTACATTAAAACCTAAACGAACAGCATATCCTCCTAATGCTACTAAAGACCACGATTTACCACCTCCTGGATTACCAAATATGAGACCAAAATCTCCATTTCCCAATCCACCTTGTAGTAGGTCATTGATTCGTTCCCAAGGAGTTGGTATAGTTGACCTGTGATCTTCTCTATACCTCGATTCAACATCTTTATTATATTCATGTCCAACATTTTTATCTTGTCCAGCTTTTAAAGCATTTTCAACCATTGATTTAATTGAATCATAATCACCAGCTTTTAACAAATCAACACTACTTAAAAGTGCTTGTTTTAACTGTTGGTTCTTACAAAATGTTGAAAATTCTTCTCTTACATATTCTAAATCATCGGCTGATGCTTCATATGCTTCTCTAAGTTGTTCTCTGATAGAAACTTTAAGTACTTCATTTGTTACTTTCTTCAATTCTACTTTTAGAATATCCATTGAAGGTGTAGTGTGATACTTATCGTAATATTTTAGGATCTCTTTTATAATCCATTTATGTGCTTGGTTATCCCAGTATTCCTCACTAATAATATCATGAATATTCATTAAAAACTCTTTATGAGTTAGTAATGCTGATATTACTTTTATTTGGAATGCTGTACCATACTGATTTAAACTTACTAGCGTCATTTATTATAACTTAATTTTTCAAAAACATCTTTAATCCAAAACTCTAAATTTCTAATCATACCACCCAACTTATCTTCATTGTAAAATGCTATGAACTGGTCAGGAATGTAATTTAATTCTTTGGATTTAACAACCTGATTTAAATAACTTTTATCATTTTCATCTAACATTGGGTTAGATAAATCCATAATTCTATAATTTTTCTCTAACGAATCAATATCTTGAATAATACGAGCATAAATTACGTGTTCTTTGAATTTACCTTCACAAATGTTATAAACATCATCTAATGTTAGATCTCTTTCCTGCAATTCAGGAAATAATTTATATAACTTTTTTTCACCTAAACCTTTAACACCTTTAACTTTATCAGAATTATCACCCATAAGTGTTTTATAAATGATAAAATTAGAAGGAGACATATTAAACTTTTCTTTAACTGTATCTTCTGTATAGAATTCTTTCTCCATAGGTCTATACACAATTACATTTTTGTTTACTAATTGTATAAAATCCTTATCTGAAGAAACGATAAATACTTTATCTTTTTCTTGTTCAGGTAATACAGTACATAAGTGAGCAATAATATCGTCTGCTTCTACTTTATCTATAGATACAGTCTTAACAGGTAAAGTTTTTAGATATTGAATAATACGAACAATTTGATCTACTTTAGCATCATCTTCGTCTTCATGAGTATCAAATACTTCCCAATTAGTGATACGTTGTAGGTTTCTGCCTGATTTGTATTCGGGGAGCAGGTTTTTACGGTTATTAGCCGAACCTGCTCCATCAAATACTACATAAACACTAGTTGGATCAATTTGACGTATTAGAGCACCCAGTGAACGGAAGAATCCACCTAACCCCCCGACATGAACACCATCAGGGTTTACCATATTGAGCATTGCAAAGTTTCTAAAGAATAGATTTAAACCATCTATCATTAATATTCTTTGTCCTTCTACAGTCTCTTCGCCTTGCTCGTCAAGGTTATCAAGGAGCTTAAGTAAATCTTTCTTTTTCATATGTTATTCTGGTTCGTTAGAGTAGGATGTAATATCTGTATACTCCTGGTCTTCTTCAGCAATAATAAAATCACCACCACCTAAAATTGATTTCCAAGCATCTGCTTGATCATCTTTATAAGCTTTTAATGCCTTATCATTATCTAAAATAAACCCGTGGGGAGTCATTACAATCTTACCTCTTGTTGTAACACCATTAATATGGTTTTTATCAATCTGAATGTTTACACGTTTAGCAAATTCTACCTGTTTACCATCTTTAATTGCTTTAATTTTAGATGTACCTGCAGACATTACATTACCAAATGTTACAACAAATGTTGAATCAAACCACATAGCGTACCCTCCCTTATTCATCAACTTGGGTTGCCCCATTGGAGATTCCGGTTTTAAAGTCCATACTTTATTAATACACACAAGGGTATTGGTATATGGGCTACTTTCCTTACGAGACAATACAATACGCTGATTTACGTTGTTACCGAATTGAGTTGACATAGCGCCTGCGTTCCATTCATTATTGTTCTTGTTTGATTTAAGAGACATTTCACAAGGAACAGAACCAATTGAATCCCACAAGAAAAGCAAATCATAAGGTAAATTACCTTTCTTTTGCTCATCAATTAGATCCAAAATAAAACCAGCTACGTCTTCAATTGAATTAATAGTTTCACGGTCAGTGTAGATAAATTGACCATTATAATCTAGGATTTCTCCTGTTTCTTCATCTACAACTTCATTAACCTCAAGTCCCATTTGAACGGCATGTTCCCAGTTCCATTTCATCTCTGTAATAATGAATACTGGTAGAATGCCTCGCTTCTGGGCTGATACAGCTGCCTCTAGTAAGGCAGTAGTTTTACCTGTATCAGAATGCCCACGAAGCAATACAATATGACCTTGAGGAATACCTGGTACCGAAGTAACTTCTTGGTATGCTTCCGAAAGTGGAATCCAGGTTTGCTCTTTAAATTTAGCTTTTGATGTAAGTCCCTTCTTATTCTTAAAGCTATCTAAATTGAAGTTTGCTTTAATTTCAGAGGAGACCGCCTCCGATAGAGACTTTTTAGTTTTTCCTCTTGGCATATTTTTTTAATTAAAATGGTAAATCGTCGTCGTCTTCTCCAAACAAATCATCAAACTGTTCAGTTTTTGTTTTCTTTGATGGGTTTGCACTTAACGAATAATTTGATTTTGGTTCTTCTTTTTCATCTGAATCAAATGCTACTGCAGGTTCAGAAATAATATCACCTTCTTCTTCAGAATCTTCAGGTGACAACCATTCTTGAAGTGCTTCTTTCATCTCATCATAAGAAAGTGGTTTAAATACTTTCATAGGATCAGCTTGATTTTCTAGCAATGATTGAACTGTGTCTTCACTATCAGCAAGTACAGATGTTTTTAATGAAGGACCAATTGAGGTTTTGTTGTAAGGAGTACCTGTAACTTCAGGACCTACAGTTGTTAATTTAATATCACGACCTTGAGCAATATCAGTAAAATCACCAATTTCCTCATCAGCAGCCATATTTAAGAATTCTTGGTAAACCTCTTTACCAAACTGCCATAGTTTAACACCTTCGTCTTCTTGACCACGAACTACGATAGGAGCAAAAACACGAACTTTAGCATCAAGCTTTTTAGCCAAACGCCAATTTTCCTTATCGTTTGTTCCACGAAGTTGTTTTGCAAACTCCATAATAGGATCTTTTTCACCCCAGTTTGCAGGTGAAGCCATTACACGCTTACTACCAATACCGTAGTAAAACATCATTTCCGTAAATGGGTTTGCTTTGTTATACTTAGAAGGAACAACACGAATAAGTTGTTTACCGACCGAAGGTTTCCAGAAGAGGTTTTTATTACCTCCACCACTGTTGTTTGATTGCTTGTTCAGTGAGTCCAAGCGTTTTTTGATTACGTCTAAATCCATAATGTAACTAATTTTTAATGTAACTAAATATAATAACCTTTGGTATGGACACCAAATTAAAGTTCAATAATTTTGTAAATCTTTGTTTTTAATTGCTTTAATTCATCATGCTGAGTTAACAAAATAGTATTTTTATAATGTTGCCACTCAATCGGAAAACGAGTATCAACTACACCACCATTTAGGCGCTTAATTAACTCATTTAAAGCATTGATTGTATAAAGTGTGTTGGATTCTTTTTTTCTGTGTACCAAGATAGTATTCGAAGGAATGTCTGAGACATTACCCTGATCAATATTATAGGTACAAACGTACTCATCGTTACTTTTAACGTGAAGTACAAATATTTTATTATACATCACCTTGTATTTCGAAGTAATAGAATCTATAAGATTATCTAACCCCTCAAGTGTAGTGAATGTACAGAATAGTTTATTGTTCAAATCTGATATGTTTAAAGTAGAAAACTCATTAAAATCGTCTACCTTATACATATGAGGGGATTTATCTAAAATCGTATGTGTCTCCATAACTATATTTTACTTGCAACTTGTATTTTTTAAAAATTTTAATCATTTCTTTTATAACCTGTTTTTCACTTTTATCTAAATCGAGCAAGAATGAATCATAAGTATATAATACTAACTTAGTATTCATCCCTTTTAACAATTTAAATATCTCCCACAATATACAAACGTTGGTGGATGTCTCCAAGTTTTGGAGAACATAATTCAACAGTTTTTGTGGCTTCATATCCTCTAAATTATCTTCTATAAATTGATGCCCCGAAATAGGGCTCTCAATCCAACCATTTTCTTGATAGTTTGCCCACAACTCGTCAGTATATACTTGAACTTTTTTAAAGAATTCCAGATCCTTATATTGTTCGAATACTCCTCCGTATAGTTGTTTAAACGTTAATTCTTTAGCTTTTTGGTAATCCACACCATACATTTCGGCAAATGCACCGTGAATGTCTCTTCTACCAAAATCATAGCCCACAAGATTAGCCAAAAGGGTAGGATGGTAAGCACTAATATCCAACTCAAACAAGTAATCATTGCGTGGTATAAAACACTTTCGATCTCCGTTTTCTTTATTAATTGCGGCATAATTTACTCCATTAAATCTGTTTGCGGGTCTTCCTGTAAGGGTTTTAAAGTTGAATTGACTGTAGGTGTATTCGGAATCGAGTAAGTGAAAACGCGATTCGAATTCTTTTCTATCAACTCGTAAACCACTCCGCTCAATGGCGTTGAACACCACTGTAGCTCTGTTGTTGTAAAATTCATTGATTGGTTCATGTATTCTGTCTTTTAGATCTTCAAAGGTTTTCTCACAATATTCATAGTGTTTTACTATCGGAATAATGCGGTTTATATCTTTTTTGTTTGGGTGTTTTTGGTAAAAATAAGAATGGGTTTGTGTATATTCTTGTATATACGTAGGTT